CACGTCATCGCCGATTCGCTTGGACAGGGTAAGGTCGCCGTCTTTCTCAAAGTCATGGAAGCGAGGGGCTTCTGCCTTTCTTCGCTCGAGCACCGAGGGGTGCGCCCAAGCGTGGGTCCATATCAACCAGTCTCGGGTTCGTTTGTCACGGCCCACGGCGGCAAAACCCAGTAAGTCGTCCAGGCCACCACCATCGATCCCGATGTCGATGACGTCGGATCGAGCAATCACATCATCAAGGGTGAGCTTCTTTTCTGCTGCGCCGACCCAATAGTCAGCGCCTGCCCACCGGTCTGAGCGCAACGCGAGGCCGATCTCGACGTTAAGGTGCTTGGACATGAAGCCCAGCACCTCAGCCTCACCGGCCTCCTCCGCTTTTTTCATCTCCCGGATGAGGAACTTCTCGCTAACCGAATACCCCATGTTCGGGTTGGTGATGTAGAAATTCTCGGGCTTGCGATGATCATCAGCCTCAAGGATCTTTTTCGGAAACTCGTAGATCACCGGCAGGAAGTTCGGATCGACAATCGTGCCGTCACGCACGCCCCGGGCGTACTGGAGCTTTTCGCGAAACACGCCCGCCGGGGGCTGGTCAGACTGTGTCGTGAGATAGATCACGAACCCTTCGGGCCTAGACGCGAGCCCACCGGTGGCTTCACGCAGCATGTTGGCCGCGTGCGGGTTCTTGCCGAACAAGTGAAGCTCGTCGACCAGGACGACAGCGGCCTTCTTCCCACCGACAGTGTTTTGATCAGCGGCTACTACCTTCAGCGTGGCGCCGGACTCGCGATGGGTAATGGTCCGAACGTGATCCTGCACATGCAGCAGCGCCGAAAGCTCTTCGTCGTGTTTGACCATGTCGCGGGCCGGCGCGTAGGCATTGTTCGCCACCTCGATCGTCGGCGCCAGGATGATGAACTCGGCTGACTGGCGCCAGTTCCGGATCAGCACCGTGAGCATGATCGCCGCAGCGATGGTGCTCTTTGCGTTCTTTTTACTGATGAGGAGAAAGAACTCCTGAATCAGCCGCTCGCCAGTATTGGAGTTGTAGGCGCCGAAAATGGCGCCGGCTAGGTCACTGATCCACGGTGCACAAGAGTCGCCAATCAACGGGCTACCCGGTGCGTCGACAATCCGCAGGTCATTGAGGACCTGCATGCACGCGGCCGCCTCATCCGGAAACAGCGGCGGAAACGGAACCAGCGATTGTCGATTGATGATTCGCGACTCCCAGTCTGGGCACGCTGTGTCCCAGGTGGGTTCGTTCACTTATTTCACCGATCGCAAATGAATTGGGGGTGGAGGTGCAGCGCCGAACTTGCCTTTGGCAGCCTTCTTCGCGGCATCTTCCTTTTCTTCTTTTTTGCCGCCTTCACCTTTACGCGGATGAATGAACGGCATGAGTGCTTTCGCTGCGTCGACCCGAAGCTTCGCGTCCGCGTCGTAGTCGTTCATGGTCGCGATCAAGAATGCTTTCGGATCGGTAAATGTCATCGCCTTGGAAAAGTCGAAGGAGGATTCGGCATCACCCCGGGCGAGGTCCTCGTCTGGCTGGTTTTCACTTAGCGGCTTGGGGCTGGCTTTAACATTTTTGTTAATGGGTGAAGAGGCCAATGCAGCGAGGACGTTCGGGTGTTTGGCCAATCGTGAACCGGCGACCGAAGCGCTGGAGGCCGCATATCCTGCGGCTATCGCTGCATCTTTGTTGGACGCACCTCTCCTCACAGCGTCGACAAAAGCACGCTGCTTGGTTGTTAACGCCATTAACAAAAAACCTGTGTGGGGGAAAAAATCTGTCCGTGCGGTCGGGGGCGGTGTCCTATGCAAAACCTTCCACGGTTTCGACCCGCCCCGGGGCACTGACGTGCCTCAGAGCCCAATCGATACCGATTCGCATTGGATTGACGAAATCGTCGGACATCACGCTCGTCCCGCTCCCTCTGCCGACTCGGCGGCGGTCTTCAGCTTGTGGCACGGGATGCAGAGCGCCTGAAGATTCCCTTCATCGTCCGACCCACCCCGAGCGCGGTTCACGATGTGATCGACCTCGAGTTGCAGTGTGATGATGCCGCAGGCTTGGCAGGTGTACTCGTCACGTACCAGGATCGCGGCACGCTTACGTCGCCAAGGTCGACCACCGCGGCCTGAACCCCAGCCATCTGCACCTCCATCTGCGACGGGGACAGCGAATGGTCGTCCTTCGGACTGTTTCATTCGAGGCGGTATAGTTTTAAGTCGAGACATACATCATTGACCTTTGGCGACAAACTGCTGATTCGCGAAAGTGTCGCGAGTTACTTGCTGAGCTTTGGTTGCAGCACGACCCGGGCAATCATCACCAAGAGGCCAAGCACGCCATAAGCAATTGGTGGCAACACCGCCTGAAGAGATGGCATCAGCTGCTCGGCCACGCCAAGCGCGGCGATTGCACCACCAGCCTGAACGCTGGTCATGCTCAGCGCTTGTTTCCAGTTGTCGATCAGTTGCATGGGTTACTCCTGCCGCTTGGGCAATTTGAAGTCAGTGAATCGGTCGGCCAGATCGGCCACCTTCTTCACCCCCAGAGTGCCAATGACGGCGCCGAGTGCTGCCGCCAGACTTGATGGGAGGTTGAAGTATTCGAGCAACGGGAACGCCCCGGCTGTGATCGCGCCGCATAAGCAGGATTCCAGCAGGGCCTGCCGCCGCCCTCCACCGCCGTAGATGACGCGGAGGAAGGCAATCCAGCACGACAGCGCCGCGGCATAGAACATCGGGGCATGCTGGCTAAGCCAGGCCATTGCGATGAGCCATGTTTCTGGGTTCTTCTCTGGCATATGTGGCATCCAGCGTCCTCCCTTGCGGGGAGCGAGATAGGTTCGGCCCCAACAGCACTCCCGGCTCGGAGCGATGGGTGTGGTGGAGCCGAAAACGAAAAAGCCCCGCACGATGGCGAGGCTATGGAGAAGAAAGCAAAAAGCCCCGCACGCTGGCGGGGCTTTCGGATTCGGCGACGGTTAGTAAATCTTCTGAATCTCGACGCCTTTAGGCACAAGAGTGCCTTGACTGAAATCTTGGCTGTACGTGACCAATACATCAGCGACAATTTCCGACTCAGTTTTCGCTTTGGTCGAGTCCGCTTCATCTGCAAATGTCATACGAAGCCTTTTGTCGGCAGAAATAGTTGGGAGAACTACCCACCATCCTGAATCCTCTTTATCCCGATCCAGAGCTCGAATGCCCACGGGAACGCCCTGATAAGCTATGACTTGGTCTTTAACCTTGAAATTCGGAGACTGTGGGGTATCCCGAGCCATTTCGAACGAAACATTGAGCGGAGCCCCTTTATCACCAGCGTAAAGGGTTCCGCCATTTTCGGTACCAGCAGGTGCGATGAAATTCATGGCTGCCGCGACTGCTTTCTTTTTGTCCTTAGACAAAGCCGCATCCACTGCCTTTCGAATCTGGTCTTCTGAGACTGACAGCGCGTCTGCACCAATGTTGATGATCGTATTGTTGTTAGCCTGGATTGACGGAGTATCGCCTCCAGTGAAGCTGTCGTACGCGGCGACAGCGCCTACTGCAACCATCGTAAGGGCCGCAGCAACTACACCGGCACAAGCTGCATAGCGAATAGCTGTACCCATCTTCGTCCCCTGAAGCCAGATCTTGAATTTTTCCTTCTCGCCCTCTGTCAGGAACATCAAGAGGCATTCGAAGTCTTCCTTGAGGCTCCCGGTCTCGATTCGGCGGACCTTTAGCTCTATCCCATCGACCTTAGCGCCGCTTAGCTCGCTGAAGAACCGGGGAAGTGACTTCGCAAGCTTATCAAGCCCATCGAGCGACTTGATGATCTCAGGAATCGGAACTGGCGTCTTGGTATCAAAGTAGAATGCGAGGGGCAGGGATACAACTAAATCGTTCAAAGCGGACTCCTTTCTCAATGCGAAAGGACTCTACATTTATGTATGGCATCTTGCCAACAGGATGGAGTACGAAAAAGCCCAGCGAGGGGCTGGGCTTTGTGTGTCGTCTCTCATAACACGCAAGATCGACATGATGGGGTTAATTTACGATCAAAGCGCCACTGTGGTCAAGCGGCATCCACGAATATTTCTTCCATATCGAAAAGTTCGGTGGCGCTCACCACTGCGGCCTCTTCCAATCGCTCAAGGCACCGGGTGATTCCAGTCTTCCACCGGCGTCGTGTCGACTCAGGCTTGCCTTCCATATCCCAGGTATTCATGTCGTAGAACTCAGCCGGCAACACGATCATGTCGGTGGAGCGCTTCACATACTGGTCACGCACGACCTTCACCTCGGTCTTCCAGCCAGACGCGATCATCTTTCCGACAGCGGCATGTTCCAGATATTCCCGCAGGCCACGACTAACCACTTCACGACCGCTGCGCTGCGCAACCTGCACCCCTTTCAGCTTGGGGATCGCCCAGGCTGTCACCGCCTTATAAATGAATAACTGAGGCGCTGGCGATTGAATCCGACTGATGAGCCGACCGATAGCAGCGACTTTATTGGCCTTGTGCGTCGAGTACTTGGCGACCAGAACATCCCACTGCGCAGGTTCAAGGTGACGGTGCAGCAGTGCATGCAGGCAGCAGTCGTAATCAAACATATCCCGCACGGAGATCGTACTGCCGGTACCGCCCTGACGAAGGTCGGCATCGATCAGCTTCTGCCACGACTGCTTGGTGCTGTTGTCGATGTTGTCGGCAGCCAGTACCCGGACCAGCGTGCCCATCACGTCCTTATAGATGCCCATTCCTCAATCCCCCTTGAACGATGAGCGGCCGGCGCCGCGGCTATTGCTCTGCTGGTATTCATCAACGATGCAGCGTGTTGGGTTCTTCCCGACCAACTGATTGCGTTCCCGACGAACCAGACGGCCGAGCTGCACCACCAGGTCTTCGATCAGCAGCGGCTCCAGAGTCTGGGCATGGACGAAGCCGGAAGAGTGGCAACCAATGCAGTCGAGATCGTGAAGCAGGCCCTTGATCACTCCCTTTCCGGCACATGACGGGCACTCGGTCATCGGTATCAAACTGCGCACTAAGGCGGGTCCGTGCTGCTTTTTCATCATTTTTAAACCTCGCCTATGGTTGATTTTGGAATAGCACTCAAAGCCACGTCGTCCGTGGGCTGTAGCGGATTACCAGAATCTCCCGATCTAAGGCCGGTCAAGGTATGGATACGTTTGAAACCCTTTGCATCTAGATACGCGCACCACCGATCCAAGGCCTCACGCTTACGGCTCATGACGTCCGACTGGATGTACACCTTCACGTTGTGGCCCATGGCGTGGTTGATCAGCAGCTCACCAATCAGGTGGTCGATACCGATGTCTGCCCAACCGGTACGGGCCACCTTGCGCAGGTCGTGACTGGTCCACTCGCCCTGCCCCAGCCGCGTGAATACTGCGCACGCCTGACCCTCGCTCAACGCCTTGCCATTGCGGGACGGGAACAGGAACTGACCGTCGTAACCGTTCTCCCGCTGGGTTTCGCGATAACCGATCAGCATCTG